ACTATTTCAGCATTTGTGAAAGCATAGTCGATAAAGAACTTTGATTCTTCCTTGAATTGGTGATGGTATGAAGGAAGTGATTCTTTGCCATAGGATTCATTAAGGAATGAATGATGCGAAGATTTTAGTCCATGTTCTTGCATCCAGTCAAAAATCGGATATGGATTATATTTTCCTGCTCGTTTATCAGAAGAAATGACGTTATAGTCGCCAATAATAACAGTCTTGTATTTGTCGATATATTCTTTATAACACTCCAATATCTCTAAAAGGATGTCTACATAGGAATCACTTGTGGCGCCCTTCAAAATTGTAGGCCAAACAGCGAGCAACAAATATTCATCATCAATTATGATAGGAATTGCGTAGCTGAGATTAGGGTTTGTCCAATCAGGTGTTATTTGTTTATGATCCTTTGAAACGAAAACTCCAAGACCTTTATTAGTATAGTTGCCCATCCAGTAGAATTGGAAATTATTTGGCACTACGATATTTTCTCTGTTTGCACATTCTGGAACAACAAAGGCATCAACATCCTTGTGAGTAAATAGCCAATCAATTTTGAATTGCTTAGACCATGATATATTGTAAGAAAGAACTTTCATATTAGTTTTTTTTAGATTAATGATACAAAGATATAACATTTATCTCACTCCACCGACACAAATTGGATATAAATCGTGCTGTGGGAACTTCTCGCAGCCGATATAGAGGGTGTCGAAGGCATCGGTGCCGTCGGTGCGGTGTTCAAGGAGGTCTTCTTCGGACTCGGGCTGCTTCTCCATGGATTTGTTTTTGCGGAAACCGTTGCGCCCGCGCTCCACGCCGGCGGATTGGATGGCGAGGATGAGGTCGTCGTTGTTCTGACGGTTGAAGTAAGGCATGAGACGCTGCTTGCCGGAGAAGCCTTGGTTGATGAGGAGATACTTTTCGTCGTGGCGCATCGGGTTGCCGAGATACACGTCAATCACTTGCCAGCCGTGCCGCTCGAACTCGTGGACCACCACCCAGTGGAAGTCCTGGTCGTTGACAGCATAGTTGGAGCCGAGAGCAGTGGCGTCATAATAGTAGATAACCGTCTTGTTGGGATGCGGAGCGTAGTAAGTACAGAAGTCGGCGACGAGTGCAGGGATTTTGCGCTCGAACTTGACATAGAAAGATTTGAGGATGTTCAGGCGGTTGGCGCGAGGCTGGCCACAGACAATCCAGTTGATATTGGCGTTGTAGTCCATACCGATGCAGAGAGGCTGCATAGGGTCGATGTCAGAGTCCGTGCGGCAGTCGAGGGAAGAGTTGAGCGTGGAGAACTGGGAGTTGGCGTGGATGGTGTACAAGTCCTGCTGCGCCTCCTTGATGATACGCTCGTAGCCCAGCGAGTCGAGATAGTCGAAATCAGAAGCGTCATACTTGTGATACTCCTGCATTGAAGAATAGAAGCCGTCGTGAGAGATGCCGATCTTCTGGCAGAGGATAGACGTTTGGAAAGTCTTTGGCGTGAGGTCGCGCTTCATCTGGCGGATATACTCCTCACCGAGAAGCTGGAGGTTTTCGAGGGTGCTATACTCTTTGTAGTAGACGGCGACACTTCTCATTTTATTCAGTGATTGGTCGAGCCACTTTAGGTAGTTGGGGAGGTACGAGGGAATGGGCCGATGCTGTTCTTTGAGTGAGGCGATGCGCTCCTTGGTCTGCCAAATTTTATAGATTGTGCCCTTGATAGTATCAATCAACTCCTTGTCCATTTTCTCCTCGTAGTGAAGGAACCACGAGCCCTTGGTGGTCTGCGGCATATCGGAGAGCACCATCATACTGTGATTAAAACTGTGATGTCCGAAGTACGAGCGGATGCCACCATTGGCAGGCAGCGTCTCGTCCTTGAGCTTGTTGTAGTCAATGAACTTCGCCTCGTCGATGAGGAGCCACGAGAGCGTGAGCGAGTTGGAAGAGCCGGGGCGGTCCTGGGAGATAATGATTGCCACGGAGCCGTTGTAAAACGTGATGACATGCTCGTAATCAGCAGGTTCGGTGATTGGCTTAGAGAAAGACTTCGGAGGTTTTCTGCCGACAACATAGTGGACACCATTGATGTATCCCCATCGCTTCCACGCGGCGAGCAAGCCAGGAAGCGTGTTCGTTAGACCATGCTTGAACGTAGGCACGACGATACCGCCCGTAGAGCCAGGCATACGCTGCATATTACGCAGGACGAAAGGCGAAGCGATGGAGTCCGTCTTGCCGGTGCGTCTGCCGGCAACAATGACGGTAGTCTTGGCGCCGATGTATTGCGTGAGGAGCTGGGGCTTGTTGAAGTAGACGCGCTTAGAGTGGAGCTTGGCTTCAGAGTCCCAGAGGGAAGTGTCAACTTTGTTGGTCATGGGTGTGGTGTTTGGTGGATAAGCCTTATTGGGCCTTCTTATGCCTTCTTATGCCGTGGGTGCGGAAGATTGCGGCTATGGCTGCTCGGTGGGAGGATCGTCCTGTTTGAAAATGTCGTCCAATACCAAATCGGCTTGCTCGTATTCGATGTTTTCGGTGTCGGGGTGAGAAACGGTAAGCTCTTGGGTGAGCTTTCTAATTCTGTCGTCGATGTTGGGGACGGGAGTGATGCCGACGACACGAGGGTCAGTGGTCGGGAAGAACGGTTGGACGACAATCATGTGATATGGCACAGATTGCTCATCCTCGATGTCGATGCGGTTGAACTTGGCATAGGAAGTGGCAGCTTTCTCCATGGTCTTCGTGTCCTTGCGCTTCTTCGCCATCTGGTATGTTTCCATGATCATCTCGTTGTAACGCCAGCGGTGGAAGTCGCGGGTACACTCGGAGAGGTTCGGGAGCAGGGCTTTAACTATTTTCAAGTCAGCATACGCCGTGACTTGCGAAAGTCCGTATCGACTGCGCAGCTCGTCGACGAACTGGCGATCCTTCATGTCGGGGTTCGCTATGCTCCATGTTACCATGTCGCGCAACCTTAACAAGTGCTCGGTTTGAGGGACAGGGTACGTGGCTTCCAAATCTTGCTTGGAAGTGTAGAGATCCTGTTTGGCGATGTCGATGATGCTTAATTGGCTCATGGGAAGTGGTGATTAGGGCTCATGGGAAGTGGTGATTAGGGCGAATGGGTTTTGAGATTAGGGCGAATGGGCTTTGAGATTAGGGCGAATAGGACGGATAGGACTGATGCGACTTGGGCTTATTGCTGATGATTCGACTTGGACCTACTGCTGCTGATGCGACTTGGGCTTACTGCTGCTTCATTGTGAATTATTCGTCATCCTCCATGTCGAGGAGGTTGTTACGGGTGTTTTCGAGGGCGAGCGGAGAGCCGACGTAGGCAAGCTGCATCTCCTGATGCAATAGCTTGACACGGCTTGCGGCTTTGCCACGATGGTAATGCTGCGAGACGGCAGAGGTGCGGTCGGCGATGTCACGGCGTAGTGTCTCGGGCGGTATGCCGAGGATGACAGCCATGTCGCTGATTTTGAGGTAGATGGAGGCGTATTGCTCGATTTGGGTGAGAGTTCCTTCTGTGTATTTCATTGCGATTTGTTTATGAGTTAGGCCTTACTAAGCCTTCTTATGCCTTTTTATGCCGAGGAGCTGATAATGCTGGACGGCTATTGATTGTTTCCTCCAGCAGCGGTGATGCGCTGCTGGAAGAGGTCAGTGAGAGGGACGGAATGGTTTTGGATGAGATCCATGACGGAAGAGTGAAGTGCAAGGAAGATGTCGGGAGCGGTGGAGATGAAGGTGGACTCATGGCGGTTGCCTCGGGTAAGGTTTTGCGAGGTGACGACGCTGACCACTTCCCCACTTTCCGCCTGTACGAGAAGGATTTTGGAGTGGTTGTCGGCGAGGTAAGTGCGCTTCATCGTCTGAGTGATGAACGCCCAGAGTTTGAGGGTCTTGTTGGTGGCCTTGTGGTCGAGGACGAGATTGAAGGCGGTGACGTTGCCGGATTTCTCGATAAAGAAGAGTCTTCTTAGGAATTCTTCTGAAATGGAGAAGGAAGTCTGCCATACCTCGGATTTGCCGACTTGGGACAGAATCCACTCCAAAACGTCCGCCACCTGAAGGGCATTAGATAGGTACGCCTGGTGGGGACATTCGGAGAGGGGCTTTAGGATGGTGGGGATGTCGAGATTGCGCTTCATGAGTGATGGGACTTATTACTGCTTATTCTTACTTGGGTAGGTCAGATGGGACTTGTTCCTAATTGGGTAGGTCAGATGGGACGGATAGGACTTATACGGATTTGGGGGATTTTTTGCTGGACTTTTTCTTGGGAAAGCTGGTGTTAGACTGTTCGGGTAATTGGTCAGTTATTGACTGACTAATTTCAGCTTCCTTGTTGTCTGCGCTTTCTGCACTTTCTGCCTTTGTTACAAAATGGTCAT